GTAAGGGTGTTCCGGCTCTTGAGAACATCGTTGATGAACTCACCGCGACACATATGAAGACCTTATACAAAATTGAAAACTTGAGGTAACAAACATGGCACAATCAGGTTACACCCCAATTCAACTTTATCGCACGACCACTGCGGCGGCTGTCCCTTTGGCGGCAGACCTGGCGGCTGGCGAGTTGGCTCTAAATACTACTGACATGAAGTTGTATTGCGAAAACTCGGCAGGTACGGTAACCCTGCTGGCTGCGAGTGTCACCCCGGTAGCAAATGGGGGTACGGCACTCACTGCAGGCACTTCTGGCGGCGTCCTTGCGTACACAGCATCGGGAACGCTGGCTTCCTCGGCTGCGCTGACACAGTACGGCGTTGTATATGGCGGCGGTGCAGGGGCGGTTCCTGTAGCTACAGCAGCGGGTACTACTGGGCAGGTTCTGACAGCAACAACGGGTAGTGCTCCTACTTGGGCAACACCAGCAGCGAGTGGAGCCTCCGTAGGCCAAGCCATCGCTTTCTCGTTAATTTTTGGTTTGTAAGGAGATAGAACATGGCTTCGCCAAACATAGTAAACGTCACAAGCATTGTTGGTAACACCAGTACCAATTTAATCAGCTCAACGGCTGACCCGTTTGCGACTGCGCTGGCAAGCAATGCGGCCTCAAGTGGCAAGGTCTACAAGATCAACTCGATTGTCGCTGCTAACGTCGATGGCTCCTCTGCCTGCGACATCACGATCAAGATATTCTCTGCTGCGGCGCTGGGTGGGACGGGCACTGCAATTGCCTCGACGATCTCTGTCCCTGCTGACGCGACCTTGATTATCACGGACAAGACAACGAGCTTCTATCTGCTGGAAGACAAGTCTATTGGTGCTACGGCCAGCGCAGCGAATGACGTCGTTGTTACAGTATCGTGGGAAGAAATTACGTAAGGAGTGTCCCATGTCTTTACGCCGACCCAATGGCTTTATCTCTGCGGGCTTTAATCCGCTGGAAGTCCCCAACGCGCCTACGATTGGTACGGCTACGAGTGCTGGGCCTACGTCTGTCTCGGTAACCTTTACTGCGCCTTCTAACGTGGGCGGGTCTGCTATTACAGGGTACGTGGCTACGGCGAGAAAAACGTCAGACGGCACGACCATCAGCGGCACAGGCTCATCCTCTCCGGTTACTATTTCTGGCCTAACTGTTAGTGTTGCCTACACGGTGACTGTGGCGGCTGTTAACTCTTTTGGTCTGGGCTTGTCTAGCGCGGCGAGTAACTCGGTTACGCCGGTGGCGCAGGAGTTGTACAGTTGGGGTAGAAACGCTGAAGGACAACTTGGTCTTAATGACGTTGATCCCCGTTCTAGCCCTGTTCAAGTTGGCGCTCTTACAAATTGGAAACAAGTAACAACATTTTCAACTCAGTGTATGGCAATAAAAACTGACGGCACATTGTGGGGCTGGGGACAAAACGCACAAGGTCGGCTTGGCCTTAACGACATAACTAGCCGTTCCAGCCCTGTACAAGTTGGCGCATTAACTACATGGTACTACGTTGACACTGGAAATGGTGCTAGTGCTGCTACTACAACGGCGGGAACACTTTTCACATGGGGGTATGGTGGTAAAGGCAGATTAGGATCAAATGCCACAACAACTACATCAAGCCCTGTTCAGGTGGGTTCATTAACTGATTGGTATGAAGTATCAATCAGCAGCTTTTGTGTTGCAATAAAAACAAACGGGACATTGTGGTCGTGGGGGTATAACTCCTATGGGCAACTCGGCCTTAACGACACCGCTGACCGCTCCAGCCCTGTTCAAGTTGGCTCACTAACAAATTGGAAGCAAGCAGCGGCGGGTAGTGATTTTTGCGCCGCAGTAAAAACTGACGGCACTTTGTGGGCTTGGGGTACAGGAGGACAAGGGGCACTTGGTATCAACAGTATTTATAATCGCTCTAGCCCGGTACAAGTTGGAGCGTTAACAACTTGGTTGCAAGTTACAGCAGGTAGTGGTTGTTGCGTTGCTGTTAAAACTGACGGTACGTTATGGGCGTGGGGAAGTAATGGGCAAGGTCAACTAGGACAGAACGACACCGTTAACCGTTCCAGCCCAGTGCAGATTGGTGCATTAACGACATGGAGTAAAGTAAGTGGAAGACTTTTAGCCTGCCTTGCAATAAAAACTGACGGCACTCTGTGGTCATGGGGGCGCAATGAGCAAGGTCAACTTGGCATTAACAACACCACTTACCGTTCTAGCCCAGTACAAGTTGGCGCGCTTACTACGTGGACGCAGATATCTATTAGCAATCAATCCATTGCAATCACAACATCATAACCATGAACATCAACCAATCAGGCTTGAGGTGCTAAATGCCGTCGTATAGTGGAGTATGGACGCTACAAGCTCAGATGCAGGCCGTGGCCGCTGGTACGTGGACTGGGTTTCCGTTCTTGTACGCATGGGGGCTTAACAGTAAGGGTCAGCTAGGTCTCAATGATACCGCTAATCGCTCGTCTCCTGTTCAAGTTGATTCGCTGACTACTTGGTATCAAATAACGGGCGGTAGCCTTTTTACCAGTGCCGTTAAAACCAACGGGACGTTGTGGAGTTGGGGGTATAACAACTATGGTCAGCTTGCTCAAAATGACACGGCTAACCGATCTAGTCCTGTTCAAATAGGCGCACTTACTACGTGGTCAAAGGTTGCCGCTGGATATGTACAATGCTTTGCAATTAAAACCGACGGCACTCTTTGGAGCTGGGGTCGTAACCATGATGGTCAACTTGGACTTAACGACACGGTCAACCGCTCCAGCCCAGTTCAGGTTGGCGCACTAACAACGTGGTATCAAATAGCAGGTGGCGAAATTCACACAATTGCCACTAAAACGGACGGAACGCTGTGGAGCTGGGGACGTAACGGCTCTGGTCAGCTTGGCCTTAACGACGTAGTCAACCGCTCCAGCCCCGTACAAGTAGGTATTTTAACAACGTGGTATCAAGTAGCGTGTGGCGATAATTTCACCCTTGCTACTAAAACTGATGGCACTATGTGGAGCTGGGGTGGTAACGCCGCTGGCGAACTTGGCCTTGGCAATGCCGGTGCGTTTACTGGCCGTTCCAGTCCAGTGCAGGTTGGGGCTTTGACTACGTGGTCTCAGGTTGCAGGCGGAGGCTTCATTAGCATGGCCCTTAAAACTGACGGCACCTTGTGGAGCTGGGGAAATAACTTCTATGGTGGCCTCGGCCTTAACGACACAGCAAGCCGTTCTAGCCCGGTACAAGTTGGGGGATTAACTACGTGGTCTCAAATTGCGGCTGGATATTCCTTTGGTCTTGTTATTAAAACCGACGGTACGATGTGGAGTTGGGGACGTAACAGCAATGGTCAACTAGGTCTCAACGACACAGCAAACCGATCAAGCCCCGTACAAGTAGGCGCGATAACTAGCTGGAAGAGCCTATCAAAAATGTCACGGTCAAAATCATCACTAGCCCTAGGTGCCCCATAACAGGATAACAATGAACAAACACCTACACTTTCTCTCAGGCGTACCGCGATCAGGCTCAACGGTCTTGGCGGCTATCCTGAACCAAAACCCAATGACGCATGTGTCAACAACCTCTGCTCTGGGCGCAGCTCTGGACGGTCTGGCTACGGCTTGGCATCGTGACAACCTTCTCGTTAACAACGATCCTGATCGCAGCAAACTGGCTCACACCATGCGCGGAGTGATTGACGCTTTCTACGAAGATGTCCCGAAACCTGTCATTATCGACAAGGCGCGTAACTGGCCGATTCCCGTCATCATGCAGGCGATGGGTCAGGTGCTGGGTCACAAGCCCAAGATCATTGCGACAGTGCGCTCGATCCCTGATTGCATGGCATCCTTTGTCCGGGTAGCCAAGCCAACCAACTTGGATGACTTCCTTGTTAACAGCTCACTGACCAACCACCTGAAAGGCTCCTACCAGACGCTCCAGCAGGGCTACGCTTACGATCCTGAGAGCTTCCTGTTTGTAGAGTACGAAGACCTGCTGGCCGACCCCAAAGCGGAGTTGCAGCGCATACACGCATTCCTTGACCTGCCTGACTTTGACTACGACTTTGCCAACATTGATGGCTCAACGGTCAAAGAGGATGACGAGAACCTGCACGGTTACTCTGGCCTGCACGACATCAAGCCGGTACTGGAAAGACAGCATCAAGAAAGCCCCAAGGACGTACTGAAGCACCATTACCCGCAGTTCTGTCAGCCTGAGTTCTGGCTTGATCGTCCTCGCACAATCCCTGAGATACACGACCTTGATCTGCAACTGGTGGCCTCAAGAATGGGCGACTTTGCCGAGGGCTGGAGACTGTGCCAGAAGCTGGAGAAGGACGAGCCTGATAACCACCGAGCAGCCTACAACCGTGGCTGGTATCTCTTGCGTCAGGGTCAGATACAGAAGGGCTACCAACTGCTGGATCGTGGCCGCATTGTTAACGTCTTTGGTAACGCCAAGCCAAGCGTCCCCACTCAGCCGTGGGATGGTAAGAGCAAGGGCATCGTCATGCTGCACCTTGAAGGTGGTCTGGGTGACCAGATACATCAAGTGAGATACGCCAAGCTGATTGCTGATCGTGGCTGTAAAGTGATCGTGTCCTGCTCTGGCCCACTGGCCTCCCTGTTCGTTGACGTTGAGGGTGTGGCGGCTGTTATTCAGCATGAAGCAAGCTTTGGCATCTACCATGACTTCTATGTGCAGGGGATGTCTGCTGTAGTGCCTCTGGGGCTTGAATTAAGCGATCTGTCTGGCAAGCCGTACATCACGAAGCCCAAGACCATCAAAGCCCGTAGGAAGCGTATAGGGCTGCGCTGGCAGGGTCAGTCAGCCTTTGAGCATGACCACAACAAGAAGTTTCCGTATGAGTTATTGTTTGATGCGGTGAAGGATGCTGATGCTGAGTTCATCTCCCTGCAACGCGATGAGGGTGCTGATTCGTGCCCGTCTTGGGTTAAGCAAGTCCCGCTGGATAGCTGGGAAGATACCCGCGCTGCTGCGGCATCGTGTGACTTGGTGATCTCATCTTGCACCTCGGTCAGTCACTTGGCTGCGGCGATGGGTGTGGAGACTTGGGTTGTCACGCCGGTCATGCCATACTTTCTGTATGCCTTAGAGGGCGACACCTGTCCTTATTACGATACAATGCGCCTGATG